AGAGCAGCCGCGCCCACTCGTCGTACGCCTTCGCCGCGCCGCTCGCGGCCTTGTCGCCGGCCGTCTCGGCGCTCTCCCCGAACGTTCGGAACTCCCCGGCCCCGGTCACGAGCCCCTGGGCGAGCTCGTCGATCCGCCGCTGGATCTCGCGCACGCGGTCCGGCAGCTGGGCGCCGAACCGGTCGGCCCCCTGCTCGAAGTCCGCGGCGATCTCCTCGAGCGTCGAGGAGGCGTCCTTGACCGAGGCGATCCAGCGGTCGACGCCCAGGTCGTCGCTGAGGTGCTTGATCTCCTCGTTCGCCCGCTTCAGGTCGGACCACATCCGCTCGCCGGGCTTGATCGAGTCGAGGATCTTGATCAGGCGGATCGTCCGCTCGATCATCCGCAGCAGCGGCGCGTCGGAGATGAAGCGGGCCGAGAAGAACGTGACCAGCGTCTTCATCCCGCTCGCGAGGGACGAGATGATCTCGGCGACGAGCTGGCCGATCGCGACGGCGACGCGGCCGACGGCCTCGGTCAGCCCGACGCCGCCGGCGCCGGCCTGGCGGAAGGCCGCCTGCAGCTGGTCGCGCACGGTCTCGGCGAACGCGATGAGCACGGGCAGGACGGCTGCGCCGATCTGGCGCTTGAGGCCGTCGAGCATCGTCCCCATCTGCGCGATCGTGTCGTTGAAGCGGTCGCCGGCGACGGCCAGCTTGGTCGAGATCGTCGCGCCGAAGGCGTCGGCCTCGGCGAGCACGGCGCGCAGGTTCTCCTGCGTCAGCTGCGAGAAGTCGTTGAACCCCTTGCCGAAGATCGCGACGCCGAGGGCGGCGCGGCGGCCGGCGTCGGGGATCTTGCCGAGGCCCTCGACGATCCGCGTGAAGCCCTCCTCGGGGCGCAGCTTGCGGACCTCCTCGATCGACAGGCCGATCGCCTTGATCGCGCCGGCCGCCTTCTCGCTGCCGGTCGCGAGGTTGACGCCCAGGCGGTTGATGCCGGCCGTGATCGCGCTGAACGAGGCGTCGGTGACCTTCTCGACGTACTGGAACCGGGAGAGCGCCTCGACGCTGATGCCGCTCTTCTGCGACAGCACGAGCAGCGCGTCGCCGGCGTTCGCGGCCGACTGGCCGATCGCGTAGAGCCCGGCGATCACGCCGACGCCGGCCGCGGCGATGACGGCCAGGCCGCCGGCGACGGCGCCGAGCAGGCCCGGGACGGGGACGAGGTTGCCGAAGGCCTGGCCGATCGCGGCGAGCGGCCCGGGCAGGCCGGGCAGCAGCTGCGTGATCGGCTTGAGCGCGGCCCCGACCCGGCCGAGGCCGGCGTCCAGCGCGGAGAAGGCCCGCCCGGCCGTCGACTGGATCGTGTCGAAGGCGGACCCGAACGACTGCGCCCACTGGCCGCCGAGGCCCTTGAGCCGGGCCGTCAGCGCCGTGTAGGTCTGCTCGATCCCCTTGCCCGCGCGGTCGACCTTGGCGAACGCCTGGTCCAGCTCGGTCGTGTTGCCCGCGACCTTGACGAGCAGCGTCGCGACCGTGCTCACGTCTCACGCTCCGATTCGTCCGGCCAGTGGGTCGGCACGGTCGGCCGCGACACCGGCCGCGGCTTGATCAACTTCTCCGGCGTCAGGCGCTTCTTGGTCCACGGCGCCATCAGCCAGCACCCGAGCAGCGCGAGCTCGCGCTCGTGCCGCGCCTGGCGGCGCTCCGCGGCCTCGAGGACCTGCAGGACCTCGACGGGCGTCAGCGCCGCGAAGTCCGGCGGCGTCAGCCCCGTCAGTTCGTAGAAGGCGGGTTCAACACCGGCGCGCCATCGACCGATGCGGAACCCCTCTCGCCCTCCGCAGGCTCGTCGTCATCCGGCGCTTGCCGGCTGAGGATCGCCTTGTAGGTGGCCGACCGCTGCACGGCCTCCGAGACGCGCTCGACGACCGTCGCCAGGTCGAGCGTCCCGGCCTCCAGGGCCTGCTCGAGCCAGTCGCGGATCTTGTCCCGTCCGTAGTTCGCCTCGCCGCCGCCGTGCTTGATCGCGATGTGCAACGCCGTCACGAGATCCGTGATCTTTAGCGCCAGCGGGTCGCGGAAGGCCTGAATGATCGAGAGGTGCGTCTCGCGCTCGAACTCCTCGATCGCCTGCACCGTGAAGCGCAGCGGCCGGTCGCGGCCGCGGAGCGTCACCACGATCGGCGAGAGCGGGCCCGTCGTCGTCATCGGTCCTCCTGCGTCACGGCGTCCACGCCATCGTGCCGTCGGTCTGCGTCACCACTCGGAGCTCCACGGAGAAGGTCGTGACGGCGTCGTGCGTCGCGACCGGCCCCGAGTAGCTCAGGACGTTGACCGTCCCCGAGATCTGGGTCTTGCCGACCTCCGGCCCCTCCGGGCCGTACGAGAACGGGTGGTTGGTCTTGCCGCGGAGCGGCACGAAGAACTCGTGCGCTTCCTTCGACCACTTGCCGCTCAGCGAGTAGCTGACGGTGCGGAAGCCGGGGATGATGTTCCGCGTCTCGCGGCGGAACGTCGTCCCGTCGAGCTCGTCCACCTCCTCGCTCGGCTCGACGCTGTCGAGGAAGTCGGAGATGTCGGTCAGGACCGGCGTCGCGGCGTCGTCCCCGAGCGCGAAGAACGTGTCGATCCCCCCAATGGGGTTGCCGGTCAGGATCGGCGGTGGCGGCATGGTGTCCCTCCTCTCACGTCACAACGGCGGCGCCGGCGTCGGCCTCGACGGGCGCGGGGTTCACGAACGCGCTGCAGGCACGGCAGAAGAAGCGGGACGGCGCCCGCAGGCTGGCCGCGTCGAGCCGCGCGTCCTCCGGGTGCCGGCAGGGCGGCGTGTCCGCCGCGGCCGGCGACGGGTCGGCCTGCGCGAGGACCGCGATCAGCAGGTCGGCCTGCGCCTCGAGCACGGCGGCTTGCGCGGCCAGACCGCGCGCCGCGGCTTGCAACCCGATCGCGACGCGCGCCAGGACCGCGCTCATACCTCGACCTCGACGCGGACGATCGTCGGCTGGTGGTAGGTCACGACGCCGGCGATCTCCTCGGTGTAGGTGATCGGGCTCCCGGTCGGGTTCGCGGCCCAGCGCGCCCAGCGAAATGGCGGCAGCGGGGCGGCTCGCTCGACGAGGACCTGCCGGATCCGGCTCGCGATCCGGTGGGCCTCGTACGGGCCCTTCAGCTGCGAGCTCGCGCGGGCCTGGAACTCGACGAGGAAGCGGTACCGCCGGAACCCGTTCGCCAGGATCGGCACCATCCCCTCGAGCCGTACCAGCGGGAACGGCGTCGACGGCGGGACGTGCGTGTAGATGCGCCCGGCGAGGATCGCGGTCAGCCGCGCGTCCGCCTTCAGCCAGGCGATCGCCTGGACTTCGATCGTCTCCTCGACGGCCGCGTCGGCGACGGCGGGCGGCCAGGCCAGGACGTGCGTCATCGCCGCCGCACCTCCTCGGGCAGGGCGAGCGCGACGGCGCGTACGTCGCCCGGCAGGCGCGCCTCGGTCCGCAGCGCGGCGCCGCGCATGAACGGCCGCGCGGCCTGGCGGCTCGTGCCCCATTCCACGAAGTGCGCGTAGGCCGTCGCCGGGCCGGTCACGCCGGTCCACCAGGCGAGGCCGCTCCCGCCGACCCGGATGCCGCGGCGCAGCGTCCCGGTGACGACCGGGACGGCGTGGCGCGCGTCGGTCGCCACGGCCTCGGCGGCGCGCCGGATAACCGGCTCGAGGCGCGCGCGGGTCACCGCCGGCGTTGCCGCCAGGCGGCGCCGCAGGTCGGGCATCCCCGTCAGCGTGAAGGCCAGCATCCGTCACCCCTCGGCGCGCTCGACGAGCACGAGCTCGAGCTCGCGGCACTCTTCCCGCACGTTGACCGGCGGCGCCGCGATCTGGAACCGCCGCGGCGCGTCGTCGCCGCACGGGCCGGTGACCGTGGCCACCATCGCGGCCGTGACGCCCGGCTGCCAGTAGAGGCAGGCGCGGTGCGTCGCGGAGGCGTAGACCGTCCCGCTCTGGAGCCGCTCCTGCGTGGACAGCGGCACGAACTCGGCCGGCGCCTGATCGACGACCGTGACCTCCTGCAGCTCCTGCCCGCCGTTCGGCAGATCGACGAGCTGCTCGGCGACGATCGAGATGCGGTGCCGCATGCGGCCGGCGCTCGGCATCGTCGTCCCTCATGCGAGCGCCGCCAGGCGGTACGGGTCGAGCAGGCGCTGGACCTCGAGCGGCAGGGCCGAGGCCTCCGGCGTCGGCTCGAGCTCGTCCCCGCGCCACCGGAAGTACGTCCCGAGCAGGGCGTAGGTCGCCTGCT